ATCTATCCCCCACACACACACGGCAAGGTGGGGCATCGTTCCTCGCCCCTCGTTTCAACGGCAACAACGCTTCGATTAGCCCCCCGGTATCCTACCCTACCCCACCCCCTCTTGCTTTTATAATATATATATATATCCTCCCCACTCACTAGAGGGTAAAAATACCATTCATAAGGAAGTTCTAATATGCCTCAAAACAAGAAAGGAGATGCATTTAAACGTGCTACAGCGCCTTTAGGAATTAAAGACCCCTTATTGGCGGCAGGCTTGCCAACAATGAAAACACTAAAACGATCAAGAACTGTATTAAGAAACCCAGAGCGTGTAGGAGTTAGAAAGTACGATAGGTAGTACCCTACTACTACTGTACATTAGAACGTCCAATACAGGCCATTACAGAGCGTCTGAGAGCATATTATGTCCATGTTTTACCGTCTACTACAGAATATGTCCAGTGATGCTGATCTGTATGACCAGTTAAAGCAGGGAACTCCTCATGGATATCAGGATTTTGTGTCAGGCAGGATAGAACCTGTATATCCTGTTGCTTCTGTTTACGGCCCATATAAGGCCGGTAAATATATTGTAGACCTTCTCAGGAAGAATCTTTTCAAGAAAGGTACAAAAACCCCTCCTCCTACTACGGCTATTACTACATTAGCCAAGGAGATTGAGTCTCGTGAGACCCCGCTTCTTGAAGATTGGTCAATCTTTGACAGCCCTTATTATCCAGATTTGCCAACCCCAACTGAGGAAGATCGTAAAAGAGAAGCAAAAATATTAGATAGGCGTTTAAGGTCGCAAGGGCAGGATGAAAGAGGGTTTACCACCCTTCCTGCGTCAGAGTCAAAATTAAACTTTGACAGCCCTATGGCTAAAAGCCTTATAGATGCTTATGAAACAAGGCTTAAAACAAACACAACTCATCCTTGGGAACCCTCTCTTGAAGATATCAGACAAAGTTATTATGAATGGAATACCGGTGGTGATTTAGAAGGAGGAGATTACTCCATCCGAGAGTTAGCAGAAAGTTGGTTTCGCCGTTCTTTTTTGTCACAGGCTCCCAGACCCGCTGTATATGACGGAAGAGACTACTTTAGCGACCCAGAAGAAGGTGGTAGCGGAGAATATTGGGAGTCGGACGGCTTCCCTGTGCATCAATTCGGGCAGATACCTTCTCCCGACATGGCCTTCGATTATCCCGATGGTGATATTCCCTATGGAAGTATAGGTGTTCCCGAGGCTTGGAGAATGGGAGAGCCACTTCCCTTTGACAGGATCGACGATTCAAATATGGTTGTGTATGGAGGCCGACCTGACAGAAACCTAAGTCGTCCAATTACTTCCAACCCCCCTAGCAGAGGAGTGTATGAACCAGAAACCTCTGGATGGGCAAGGTTCAACCAATCCGATCCAGAGACTTCAGACAAACCTACTGACTTTCCTTTTGAAGATGTTGGCAGGAAGATGGAAGGCGACTTCTTTTCAGAAGAAGGGTATTCTTATCCAGAATTCGGAATGGGCGAGGTTCCCGCTTCTTTCTATGCAAAAGATGTTATTAAAAAGGAACAGTTTGATCCTAAAGTAAAACCCGGATATGATGTTCCTGAAGGATATTATTCTTTGGCCGCTGAATTAGCCACTGGCGATAAACTTTTACAAGAATACTCGCCGTCAGAACAAAAGTCTATTCAAAAAGAGCTAGAATTCAGAGCGTTACAATACCCTGTTTATGAAGGGTCTGAGCCAGATAGTTCTCCGTTAAAATGGAGCGAACTTGTAGATGTAAACGACCAAGGCTCAGTAAAAGATTTTCTTTCATCTACACCTCTTGATTTTACAGTAATAAAACAAACGCCTGATGAATACGCAAGCAGTGAAAACTCTTTTGTTTCGTTGATTTATACCGGAAAAGACAATCCTGCAGACCATTATCTACCATTTAAAGATATGTCCGAGAATCGTCTTGCAACAGGAAAGGAACGTCCTGCGGCATTTGTAAGGTATCTTACAGACGGCTCAGTAGGCTCAACTCTCCCAAGCGCTCTGGTTGTCAATGAAGCGCAGATAGACACCAGAAATTCAAGCGAACCATTTTTGAATAAAGCAAGAGGTGGATATAACAGACTGCATGAAAAACTTGCTCAACAAACTCTTATAGATTGGGCAAAGTCTGACAAAGAACAGTTGATGATACCTGTTGGCGAACATCTGTTTCAAAAACATCATGATTATAATGCCGACAGCAGATCAGTAGGCTTATATCTTTATAATATTCTAGGTGATATTGAGTCAAGTAATTATAGCGAACTTATTGAAAGCAATTCTGAAGTTAATTCCCAGATTGTACAGGATATGACTCATGAGTTTTATGATGTTCTAAACATTAGAGACAAAAAGAATAGTGATGGAACATTTGATAGAAGCAAATTTACAAATGCTTATGACAAATATACATCAAAGTGGCGAGAAATATTGGGCGAATATGTGCATCCAGACTTTGTGGATAAAATTCCTTTCTCTCCACATGACTTCTTTAGTTCTCTAGTAAGAGAAACTCCTAACATCGAAAGTTATGGCCACCATGAATCTGCTTATTTTGATCAAGTAAGACAAGAGTATCAAGGCAAAGCAAATCATTACGATAGATACCTAAAAGCCTTAAAACATGAATTAAAACAAAAAGGTTGGGAAGGTGATTTAATACCTTGGGATGATTTTGACCTAAGACAATTAGATAACGATACGGAATTTGGCGATCACGACTTGCTGGGGCGTAACAAATCCAGACCATCAACTGATGGTAAACGACCTACACACTTTATCCTAAAAGGAACTCCAGAACTTAAAGATAAAATTCTAGAGAAAGGTTTTTCTATTACACAAATTCTTGATGATATTAAGAAGCGGCAATACGCATGACAGACAAACAAGATAAATTCATAGAAGAGTATGTCCGTACTGGTAATGCCACCCAAAGTGCTATCTATGCCGGATACTCTGAAAAGAGCGCCAAGGTACAGGGACACCAGTTAAAGACCAGACTAAGAAATGAAATTGAAGATGCCACCTATAAAGCCTTACAGGATAAAATCCCACAGGCATTGTCATGGGTAACTGAGTTAGCAGAGAAGGCAGAGAGTGAATCTGTCAGATTGGGGGCTATTAAAGACATACTAGACAGGGCCGGCATGAAACCGGTGGAGAAGATAGAAACCACTAACATTGATTCCATGTCAGACGAGGAAATACAAAGGCAAATAGATGCCCTCACAAAACACTGAATTGCTACAACTCCTGCAAGAGCAGAAGCAGAGACAGCGATTTAACAAAATAAACTACTACGATCCCTATCCTTACCAGTTAGACTTCCACAAAACAGGCAAGGATAACTCTCAGCGCCTCTTGATGGCCGCTAACCGTATCGGTAAATCCTACTGTGGGGCGGCTGAAATGTCCTACCATCTTACCGGATTGTACCCTGATTGGTGGGAAGGAAGAAGATACGACCAACCGATTACAGCGTGGGCGGGTGGTGTATCTAACGAAACTACCAGAGATATTGTACAAGCAGAACTATTGGGTTCCCCCGACGATCCTGAAGCCTTTGGCTCCGGCTCCATTCCACAGAAGTACATAATAAAAACAGAACGTAAGCCCGGAGTACCAAACGCCAAGTCCGTAGCCCTCATACGGCACATTACAGGCGGGAACTCGTCTTTACACTTCAAAGCCTATGAAATGGGGGTGGATAAGTGGCAGGGTAGATCAGTAGACTGTGTATGGTTGGACGAGGAACCATCCAGAGAACTCTACTCACAGGCTGTCACACGAACCCTAGATAGGAGAGGGATGGTCTATATGACCTTTACCCCAGAACAGGGCATGACTGAAACGGTTGCCAGTTTTATGAACCGTATCCAACCGGGGCAATCCCTGTCAAACGCAACGTGGGATGATGCCAGCGAGAGTATAACCTCCATGAAAGGGGAAAGGGGACACCTTTCAGAGCCGGTGATGCAACAGATTCTCAGTGCATACTCACCACATGAGAGGGAGATGAGAAGGTACGGTAGACCTTCTATCGGCTCCGGCCTGATATTCCCTGTCAGCGAAGAAGATTTGATGATTGATCCTATATCAATTGAAGAGCATTGGCCCAGAATTGCGGCTATTGACTTTGGTTGGGATCACCCTACAGCAGTAGTATGGTGCGCTGTAGATAATGAAACCGATACCTTTTATGTCTATGATTGTTATAGAGCGTCAAAGGCTAGTCCGGCTGTTCACGCTGAAATGATAAAACAAAGGCCGCACTTCATCCCGATTGCCTACCCACATGACGGAAACCGCAGGGATAGCATGGGGAATCCGGGTCTAGCCGACCAGTATAGGTCACTTGGTTGTAACTTTTTGCTTGAGCATTTTACCAATCCTCCGGCATTAGGGCAGACTAAAGGCTCTAATTCTATTGAAGAAGGCTTAATGGCTATGATTCAATATATGGAAGATGGTAGGTTTAAGGTATTCAATACTTTAGGCGACTGGTTTGAAGAGTTTAGGATGTACCATAGAAAACAGGGAAAGGTGGTAGCCATAAGGGATGACCTTATGAGTGCCACCAGATACGCATTTCAATCGCAAAGACACGCTATATCTGGCTCTGATCCAGAATGGACTAATGAAATAACTTACAGGAACTACGGAATTGTCTGATACAGAACAAGAATTACTATCAAGAATCCACTCTGAAATAACCGATTCTTTGGGTTATGGCGGTGAAATCTCGGATCAAAGGGAAGAGGCTATCAAGTATTACTATGCCCTCCCTTTTGGTAATGAAGTGGATGGTCGTAGTCAATACGTTGATTCTACGGTACAAGATACAATCGAATGGATTAAACCCTCTTTAATGAGGGTGTTTGCGTCTGGTGATGAGATGGTGAAGTTCACCCCTCATGGCCCGGAAGATGTTGCCGCCTCAGAGCAAGCCACTGATTACGTTAATTACGTTTTCACAAAAGACAATCCCGGTTGGGAAATTCTTTATTCATGGTTCCATGATGCCCTCCTGCAGAAGAATGGTATTGTAAAGGTATGGTGGGATGAGTACCCAGAGACTCAGCGTGAAGAGTATCGCGGCCTTACGGATATGGAGTTTGAAGTTCTATCTGCCAATAAAGATATAGAAGTTATTGAGCATGAGGAATACTACGAAGAAGTAACTTACCATAATATAGTTATTCACAGGAAAGACTATAATGGAAAAATTAAAATTGAGAATGTTCCTCCTGATGAATTCCTAATTTCACGGGAAGCCAAAGGAATTCAAAACGCTAGATTTGTCTGTCATAGAGTCAGAAAGACTTTATCTGAATTAAGGGTTATGTATCCTGATGAAGATTTTGGCCCGGAAGACTTGGGTGGCGGGTATTCAGAAGAGTCATATAATGCAGAAAGATTAGCAAGATATGAGTTTGATAACTCTTCAGATATTGCTGATGGTTGGGGAGGTAATGAAGAAGAAGCCCTTAGAGAATACTGGCTACATGAATCTTTTATCAGAACAGATTATGATGAGGATGGGATAGCCGAACTTAGAAAAGTATGTAGTGTAGGAAATTATATTTTCTCTAATGACGAAATTGATAAGGTTCCTCTTGTCTCAATTACACCATTAAAGATTCCTCATAAGTTCTTTGGTATGTCTGTTGCAGACCTTGTGATGGACTTGCAGTTAATCAAGAGTACGCTGATGCGTAATCTTATGGACAATGCCTACAACCAGAACTTCGGTAGGTATGCTGTACTTGAAGGTCAAGCGAATCTGGATGATTTGCTAACCCAACGCCCGGGCGGTGTAGTACGAGTTAAATCTCCCAATGCAGTTATGCCTTTGGCTACACCTCCGCTACAGCCTGAATCATTCCAGATGCTAGGCTACCTTGATGACGTGAGAGAGTCAAGAACCGGAGTAAACAAAAATACTCAAGGGCTTAATGCAGATGCGCTAACAAGCCATACAACGGCTACAGCGGTTAATGCGGTAATGAGCAATGCTCAAAGCAGGGTAGAATTGATTGCTCGACAGTTTGCAGAGACAGGCGTTAAAGAGTTAATGTACTGCATCTATGAACTACTCTTGAAAAATCAGGACAAGGAAAGAGTTGTCATGCTAAGGAATCAGTGGGTTCCTGTACGTCCTGATATGTGGAATGACAAGATGGATTGTACTGTATCTGTTGCTCTTGGAAATGGCTCAAAGGATCAGCAGATGGCTCACTTGTCACAAATGTTACAGTTTGCAGGACAGGCTATGCAGGGCGGGTTACCTATCGTAACTCCTCAGAATATGTACAATCTTGGAGCGGCATTGGTGAAGGCTATGGGTTATCAGAATGTTGATGACTACTTGACTCCTCCGCCTCCTCCACAGCCTCAACAGCCATCTCCAGAACAACAACTTGCACAAATGGAAATGCAAGTTAAGCAGAAAGAGTTGGAAATAAAGACAGCAGACATACAACTTAAAGCCGCCAAGATTCAGCAAGAGGCACAAAAGGATGCAGTTGACGCGCAACTAAAAGCAGAAGAACTGGCCCTTGAACGCGAACAGAATAGGGCCGTAGCAATAGGGTAACCATGACAGACCAACTACGAGAGGAACAAGCGCACCGCCTCCTCAATGACCCGATGTACAACGAAGCATTTGATACACTATCAGAAAATTTATTTAACACTTGGGCAAACTCAAGTGTGAACGATGTCGAAAGCCGAGAGCAATGTTGGCTT